CTTAGTATATCATCACCGAGGACGCCATAGGTGCTATTGCCTATGATGAACCCGTCTGTTATTGGTTCAAGTGTGGTAAAAGTGCCTGTCCAACTGTTAGGGGTTATATCCCATGCCACGCCCTGCACTTGCAGATTCTTGGTAATGGTAGACCCGTCGGGTTGAATATTGGATATATTGACATTGTTAAAGTAATCAAGTCCTAAAATTGTGGCAGTTGGGACTGAACTGTCATAAAGGTCAATAGTCATTTGGTCAATGCGGATAGTTGTATCAGCTCTCGTAGCCACATAAATCTTGGCTATGTTTAAGGCTTCAGCGTCAGTCTCAACTACTAGGTCAGCATAAGAAACTGAGTGTGGGAAATAGGTAGCGACCGAGTCGGTATCTTGACTAAATTGAGCAGTACCGCCAACCCTAGTAATTGTGGCTTGGTTAATAATTAATTTGTCATCAAATGCAAACTTTAATTGCTTGTAAGGTATCCCGCCTGTTTGATTAAATTGAATTGGTGTGCCACCAGCTGAAGCAATGGTGTTGGCTCTGTTCTTAAATATGGCGTTGCCTTCAGGGCTGACATAGAAAGCCCCCTGTTCGCTGAACTCTGCGTTGACAATGGCTTGCAAAGCAGTTCTAACCGTTGCAGGGTCACTAACACAGGTGGAATTGCCAGTATCCACCGTACGCATGGCGTTAGGAAAAGAAACTGTGTCTAATATCTTGTTAATGCGTGTGCCTGTATCTTGACCTGCTGCTTGTCCTGTGATCGTCGTCACAGTAGCCAAGTTAAATAATCTAAATGCGTCAGATACTGAAATGTCTAAATAGCCAATGTTTTGGGCTTGGTCATAGCTGTATTGGTAATCAGTTGTGTAACCGCTGAAAAGGTAATAATCAACTCCACCAACTTGGGCTGAAATACGCAGCTTGCGCAATGGTGTTAATTGACCGTAATAAGGGCTACTGGTGTTCTGTGGGTTAAAGTCGCCATTAGTGTCATAGATTCTAACTTCGGCTGAACCTGACTCATAAGTGTCTCTAAGGATATTACGACCACGCCTAATTTTTACTGATTTGGTCAGGTTTGTTAGATCAACGACTAAAGCTGGTGTTGTTGAATCAGAAAGAATACCAAAACCCAAACGACCGTTGACTGGGTCGCCGATAGTAAAAAAGTTGCCAAAGGTAGCACCTGAACTAAAGTTAAGGCTTACATTGATCGTTGCTGGTGCTGTCATTGCCTAAAATCATTACGGTTTAAGGTAGCGAAGTTTCCACCACCTGCTTGGTTAATTAACTGTAGTCTGACATATTCTGCCCAGTCTTTATCAGTAACTAAGTTACCAGCAAAGTTGTTGATAATAGTTGGTGCATTGCTTACTGTTGAAGCAAATGGGATTGGCGTACCCATAGGGGCTGTTACACCTTGGAAGGTAACCATGTTTTGGGCGTTGGCTAGTTTAGCCAATTCCGCTAAAGCCATTTGAACATACGCAGGGTAGTCAGCAAATGGGTTTAATGCTTTAGGTAGGCTAGATATAAAGGTTGCAAGTCCAGTTGTGCGAGCCTGAGATAACAGTAACTCATTGCTTAGGCGATCTGCCTCTTTAGCATTACCAGTTAATAAGGCTAGTTGAAGCTCTAGGCGCAGCTTTTCATTATCTGTAATCTTGCCTTGTAATGCTGCAAGGATTCCTGCCTGTTGAGTATCTAATATCCCTTGGGCTTTCTTTAACTGATTCTGTGCCTTTTGCTCAGCTGTTAATTTCTTAGTTGCAGATAATTGTTGAACAGCAGTTTTAGCAGCAGCCTTGTCAAGTCTTTGTTGTGCTGCTCTTTCAGTACCACCTTGATCACCGCCACGACTTACCTGTATGGCTGGTTGCTTACCTGTTAGGTCGTTCCAAAATTGAGTCCATGCTTGGGTTGAAAATAACTCTGCCCAGCCTGTTGCAAACTTAGCAAGGTAGCCCGAGGCTGTGCCTAGCGCTGTGCCTAGCTTTGCAATGTTCTGTGCTGTTTGGTCAATGTTGCCATTACCGTCTGATAAACCTGTGACTAAGCCCTTGCCAACATTTTCTTTAAGTTGGTCTATGGCAATGTTTAGTTTATCTATCTGACCTGTGTAACCGCTAGCAGCTGAAGCAGCCTGACCAGCAAAGAGTGAGTTAAGGGCTTTGAGGATAGTCTGAAAGTCATTAGCCTCAATTTGTGCCTTGGTTAAACCAAGTTGCATTTTGCCTAAAGCAGTCTTATTGCCCCCATAGGCTGCACTTAGATTTTTTGTGACTGTGCTTAAATCGTAACCTGTGCCAGCACTTATGTCTAAGGCTGTTGTTAATAATTGTTGAGACTTAGTTATGTCTCTAGTTGTCAATAAGAATTGTTGAAAGGCTGGGTTAAGGGTCTCATCTACAATGCCTGTAGCAAGGCTTAGCTTGTCAATGTAACGGTTAACATCATCTTTACGATAAGCAAGGTTAAGGTTGTTTAATGTACCGTAAAGGGCTTTAGCAGACTTCTCGGACTCATAAAATGCTTTTACTGAACTAACGCCAAAGTTAAGGATTCCACCGCCAAGGGCTAGACCAGCAACCTGCTTGCCTAATCTTGCAACGCTTTTCTCAGCTTTAGCAAAAGCCATTTTGCCAATGTACTCAGCACCAATTTTAATCGATAGATCAGTTTTTGCCATTATGCTGCACTCTTTCCTGAATCAAACTTAATTTTTGCTTTTTCCATTGCTTTGATAATTTTAGGTGTGACTTGTCCGTTGGTTTCTGCCCATGCTCTAAAAATTACTCGTCCGTTCATCATGCGGCTTAGACGACCTGACTGGTTAGCCTTGCGTGGTACTTGATACAACGCTGGCATACTATTTACGAACTGGTAACCAGCAAAAGGGTTGTTTGAGTTGTAACTCTTTTTACCTCGTCTATTGCCTTCCATTGCAAAGGTTGTGCCATACTCTTTAAGATATGTAGACATAACTGGACGGCGACCGTTAGGGTTCTTACGACCAGCAGTTTCATAAATAGCACCGCCAGCCTCTGAGTTAAAGACTTGCGCAAAATAGATAAAGCCCTTTTTATTTGGCTTGCTTGGTGTGGTTGTATAACCAACACCTCTACGGGCTTTTAATCCGTTATACCTTGGAAATGGTCGGTAGTTAATAGTGTCTGCACTAGACACCTCTTTGCCCCAGCTAGACAATGGTGACTGACTAGGCAGGTAACTCCGAGCTTGACGAACTACTGGCTTTAGGTAACTAGCCATTTCTTGATTAACTTCCTTGGCTAAATCCTTGTCGTATTTTCTTAACGCAACACGAAGGGCTTTACCGCCCTTTACCTCTACTGTGCTGCTCAATTTGTTTAGCCTTATCTTTCATGTATGCCAAGGTTGCTAACAACATTGACCTATCCATTTTAATAAACTCGCTATGAGGTATGCCTGTCTCGACCGCTAAAGTAGCGATTAGATAAGTGAGGTCATACCTCGTCACCCATTTGGGGTATCAGCGTCTACAATCTCTACCTTTTTAAGGTCTGAAAGGAACTGTTCCCCAAATGGTTTAACGGTTTCGCCTGAACGGCGTAGGCACTCCCAAGCTAACCAGTAAAGACCAGTCTGCTTTTCCTCGTCCCTGAAGTACTTATGAAATCCCATTTTATAATGGGTTTCAAATGCGTATTCGATCGCTGGTGAAATCTCGTGTGTTGATTCTTCACCTGAAGCCTTGGTGATTTTTAACGCTAACATTTTACTCCTTAGAAAGTACCTGAAGTTGCTACTGCTACTGCACCGCTAACATTGAAAGTTAGGTCTTGTACAGCTAGATCACTTACAGAACCGTTAATATCGGTAGTGTTATTGATTAAGCAGGTCATTGTGTACAGCGGGTTAGTTGCGCTAACAGCTGTGCCTTTTTCCTGTAGTAGTACAACAGTAACATTAGTTCCCCACGCAGCTTGTAATGTAGCAAGTACATTTGCTGAAGCTGTGTCGTTTAGGAAACTGATAGAAACGCTTGAAGCCTCTAAACCTTTTACATATTTTTGACCTGTATCGCCCATGGCGGTGACGGTTAGTTCCTCAAAGGAACGGTTTAGTGTGACAGCAGTCACATGGTCGCTTAGATCAACTGAGTTAATCTTAACGCCGACCTTGTTATTTAGAAATACAGCCATTTGATTATTCCTCGTCTTTCTTTACGATTTTTGGCTTTTCGGTTAGTACTGCAATTTGCCCGACTTTTTCAAGCCAAGCTTTGTCCAATGAAGGAACATCTATAATTTCTGACATGTTTAACTCCAGCTCGTGATTGCGCTTACATTGATTGTGGCAGTTAGCATTTCTTGTGCTTCAGCTAATACCGCAGGTGCTGAAACGCTTGACACATTTAGCTTCAATGTTGAAGCGGCTAACTTTGTAAATACACCTGTGACCATTTCCTCTAATTGAATTAACCCGCCTTGGTTGTCCAACATAGGGACAATGCAGGTAATTGTGAGGTTGGCTTTAGGTGCAATGTTATATTGATTGTTAGAAGGTTCTAGCATGGGTGAATCCCAGTTAATGATTACTGAGTTTGCAATGGGTGAGGCAGGTGGAAAGGAAAAGACCTGCCACACCCCAGCGTTCTCTAACGCTGTCGCAAGGGTTGACCGAAGTGTCGTAACGGCGACAGTCATTGTCAGCCAACCAAGCTGTTAGGACTTAAATATGGTGCTAACAAACCTCTTACTTTTGCGATCAGACTGGCAGACATACGCCAAGGGCTAGGTTGAAAATCAGGGGTAATGCTTGTTGAGTTGCTGGCTTGGCGTGCTTGCCAAATATCTACAGCAACCATTAGTGAGGCTTCTCGTACTGCTGGTGTTGTTGCATAAGTTATGTAATTCTCAGCAGCTACTGTTCCATAGGGATTGGTTGAGTGTTTTGCCTGTGTTGTGGTGTGGCTTGTGCCAACTGTTATTTGATTTACATTGACATTTGTAATTGTTTTTGTGCCATTGAAACGGCTGCCGTTATTAGTGATAGTTACCTGTTGACCCACAAAAAATATGCCTGTTATATCCTCGTTAAAATATAAAGTACCTTCGCCGACAATGTTGCTGTGGGCATAGTTGTATTTCTCGTTTTTCCACAAATAAGAACTAACAATGTCCTCTGCGGATTGGCAAACTTCCTCAACAACAGTATCGCT